GCTACCGACTGCATAGCGCGCCACGATTTCGAGCCGGAAACGTCGCAAGTGTCACGATGCCCCCATTTAGCCCATGCTTGTTCAATCGCTTCATTCGCTAAATCATCCATTTTGCCGTTAGCGTCTTTAGTCTGCGCTTGCAGTACAACGCCTTTCGGTCCGACGATATTTTGACGCGCCAAACGAACAAAAGCCCGAGCATAATCATTATTAACCGCCTGCTCTCTGGATCTCGCAACAAGCGTGCGCTGGTGCATCCTGATAAGCCATTCCGCGGTAACGGGCATGGATAGCCAGTCACCATTTAAACGGTCAGTTTTCGTCGCTTCAAACATACGCGCCGCCGTCGTTTTTGCTCCTGTAAATTTTTGACGCTGAGGTTGAGCCAATGGTTCTGCCGTGTCTTTCTTCCTGCTCTTAAAACTCCACATTATCGAAACACCACCCTGACAGAAGTATTAAATAAATCGCCGCGTTTTGCTTTCAACTCCATGCGCACCTGTGTTTTGTATCTATCTCTTAATAGCAATAAATCACTAATGGGCGTTCGTGATAATTCCCTATTATTAATTGAGTATTTTTCTTGATCTCTCGTGGCGCGCTTTTCCAGTACCGCTTCAATCGCCGCCAAAGTTCTCTGAGCGTGCGTTGACCCATCGAAACCAGCAGATGCCATTGATAAGTCGGGGTCAATAATTATTTCGCCGCTTTCAACCTCAAATAGGTTTGCTTCACCGTCCGAAACCCGAGCGGTGTACCAATACTTCCCCGCCGCCCAGCTCGAAGTAATATCAGCGCCCACGCGTAAGCGATGGGTATCGCTCTCAGCCGTAGCGGTTATGTTAATCTCACCAACGCCACGCAAAGCGACCGATAATGTCCACGCGCTGGCAGGATAAGCAGTTAAAACGATGGGGCGGTCAAAGGTTATGCCCGCTGAAATTCTTTGCGGTAAAATGCTCACTAAATACTCACCATTTCGATGCCCAGTTGCCTTTTTTCAAGGATGTAGATCGCTTAATTTTCTTCACAGTCTGTTCAATAGTTGGCAATGAATCCTCTTGCGTGTTTTCCTTTAGCAGAGCGGGTGCTGGAATAACCTCAGGTAATGGGCGCCCTACTTTCTCAGCGGCGCGCCTAAATGATGGGTTTACAATTTTTAACGCCGCCAACGCATAAACGCGACAATCTAAAGCCTCATTTCGGGGTCGGGTTTGGTGCCATTCCCTAACCGGAAAGCCTTTAACATAGCGTGTCATTAATTTTTCAGCGGTTAATTGATTAAACCAATCGTTGTCACGATCAGCAGGCGCATGACAATAACCCGCGCCATGATTTACAACAGCCAGTCGGCGCATCACTGTCAGTTTCGCTTCATCAACTCCAACCAAAAATAAATCAATCTTGCGCGCGGTTTTACCGGATTGTTTTCGACTAGGCGCGGCAACAATAGGTCGACCCCATCCGCCAACACCTTTAATGCCAAAGATCCGCCGCCCCGTTTTACCTCTCAACCACTCATAAGCCGCTTGAGTATTTCCACCCGTTCCACCCGTGTCTATACAGGCGCCTTGTATTGATAACTGCGCGCCGCTTTCGTGCTGAAAAGTTTGTGACAAATAATCCTCTAGTTCATCCCACACATCATGCTGTAATGGATCGCCCCAAAAGACCGCGTAATCAATAGACCAGCTTTCCTCACCATGACCCCAAGCCACTACTTCACACTCCAAACGATCTTGTTGCATATCGACGCCCGCAGTAAGCACTAAGCCGCCCGCCGGAACTTGAGCGTTGTAAGCCTCGCGCCGACTCATTAAGCTTTCAGGGTCGGCTTGCTCGCCTTTTTCTTCAAAAGTTTCAGCTAAAGAAACGTTGATAAAGGTCTGTAAATCGTCAGTAGCAATCTTATCGATGTAACTCTGGGCAATATCTCTCAATCGCCTAAACGTGCTGTATAGTTCATTCAGGTGGTAACTCGCGTGACCTTTAAATGGCTTGTCAGCTTTCCAGCCGTGTCCTTTACTTTCGGCGCTTCTAATCGCGGCAATCCTTTTGCCGTCATCCCATAAAGATCCGCAAAGTGGGCAAACATAGCGCGCAGTCTCCGGAAACTGTTCTTCCCCTACCAGATCCCGACCCGTCCAGATCACTTGATCCCATAACAAAATTTGTGGCGCATCACAATCAGGGCAAGCAACATGGTATCGCCGCTGGTCGCCAGCCTCGAAAGCCTTTTCAATATAGCTTTCGCCTCTGATAGTGGGCGTTGAGATCTCAATAAGCATGCGTTGATCGCCAAAAGTAGCCGCACGTTGCCACAATAAACCAACCGGATGCCCCTCGTCGGATACTTCATAGCCGTCCACTTCATCGCAAATGATTAAAGGCGCAGATCTTCCCCGCATAGTCTTTGGTGATCCTGACCAACTGAACATCAAAAAGCCGCCGATAAATGACTTCATCCGCTGATTGTTTACCCCGTCACGACCTCGAGGCTTAGCAATTAAGCGCGCCAAGTTTTCATTAGCCTCGACCAATGGATTAAATTTAGTTTCGAGCCAAGTTTGAATATCGCCTTGTGATGGTTGCATCATCATTTGTGAGCGTGGCTCAACTTCGATGCAATAACCTTGCACGCATAAAGCCAACATAGTTTTTCCAACCTGAGCCGACCATTGTAATGTCACGCGCTGGCAGTCCGGATCAACTACCATGTCCATTGGTTCGCGTTGGTAAGGTGCATTTTCGAGCCGCAAGGGTCCGGGTATTGCGTTGCCGATTGGTATCCGCACATTCTTTTCAGCCCACTCAGACGGCTTAGTGGCGGGTGGTGGCATTAATAGTTTTTGCGCTCGTTTTAACGCATCAGCAACGCCATTAGGGTTTGCATAGCGACCCGTCATAAGCGCTCGATGTCCGATTCATCACAACTCACGCCGTGCTGTATTTCGATAATACATAAAGGCTTTGCGTCATCATTAATCAACTGATGCCAAGCGCCGCAAGGTATAACAAACATGTCGCCAACATTTAAGCTATGAGTAACGCCGTCAATCTTAACGAAGCCTTTGCCCTCACGAACAAACCACACTTCAGCGCGCTTAAAATGCCGCTGATAACTCAACTGTGAGCCAGCATTAACGACTAACTCCTTTATTTTGCAACCTCGATATTCCTGCAAAACATAATAAAAGCCCCATGATCTAGGAGTAATGCCCGTCATAAATCACCGTCCAAATCTTGGTCATCTTCATCATCAACAGAAAGCAGATCCGTTTTAGCTAATACCTCCAAAATCTGGTCAATCTCCTCCAGCATCACGCGCTTGTATCGCCTTTCGTCAGTTTCACCAATCAACAACGAAACAGTCCGGCTAGGTAGATTACGCAAACCCGCACGCACTTCGGCAAAAGCTTTTGTCGTCATCCGCTCAACCTGAGCAACCGTGGTGACTTGCCCTTGTTCCTTTGCTAACGTTAATTCAGCCAGATCCGCCTGAAATTTAATGTGTCGTGCTTTTTCCGTGTGGTAATCAATCACGCCATCGCGCGCGCCACCGACTGACCGATCTTTAAGGTATTTAATATAACCCTGAACAGCTCCCGCGAGTTCATAGCGCCCTCGATCACTTTTCGGTATTACGCCCGTAGCGGTTAAATGTTGCACTTGACGCTCGCCAATCATTAACAGCTTGGCGATGGTAGCGACCGGAAAAGTAGGTGCCTCGCTCATTAGGTGACGATCTCGATGCAAAATTCAGAATTAGCCCTTTTGGTTACTCGGATCATGTTCGGGTAGAGGTTTTTAAGTTGCCTAATACAATCCGCCTCCATTGTCTGAGTACGGTAATCTTTACAACCACCCTCATCATGCCAATGTGAGTTACACCAATACAAATAGCGCGCCGCGACGATGCCGCCATCTTCTTTGATGCACCTTAAGTTCAATTCATAATCTTCCTTGACGGCAAAGTTTTCATCGAAATAAGTACGCCCGTCATTAATAATGCCCATGCAAGATGCGGTAATATATGACTTCCATAAAAAAGGTTTGTACGGATAAACTGAACGAAGCGCGCCATCCGTAGAAACTCCCCATATTCGGTAGTTAAGATCCTCGGTTAACGAAAATAACTTTTCAAACTCAGCAATCCACTGGGTTTCATTCATCTTTTTTTGCTTAGAGTTTCGCTCACCTAATTTGAAATAGCCTTGCGCTTTAACGTCGTCATCAATCATTACAACGTGCGGATCTTCGGTATTTTTCAAGATCCAGTTACGGGTCTTAGTAATCCCTCTCACATCATTGGGTACGCCAACAACATTTTGCGTGCCAGCCATCCGGTAAGATTCAACCTCAAGCTCAGGCACATAAACCACACAGCTAGGTAAAATCTTCTGAGTCTTAACTAATCCCGCCCGACCCTTACTTGGAACTGCTATTAGCATGAGCAACCCCCTCAAGCATCGGTAAAACGTTTGCCGCTAATACGACGCGCTGAGTGCCAACCGCATCAAACGGCGAGCCAGCCCGATAACCGCCACGACGAACCGGAGTCAGGTTTAAAGCAATTTTCAATCGCTCCCATTCTTCCGAATCGTTGCACATGATTACCGCGTACTCTCTCGGCGGTTCCATTTGAATAGCTTGTGGTAAATTTTCATCATCCGAAGTTTCCAAGCCATCATCATCATCAGCAAAAGCCAAAAGCTCGTTTAGTTCTTTTTCAGAAAACCCCATGAGCGACAAATCGTAGCCCGCCTCATCGATTTCTTTAACCTCCAAACCAAGCATCCTTTCATCCCATCCCGCATTGAGAGCCAGTTTGTTGTCCGCAATAATGTAGGCTTTCTTCTGCGTTTCAGTCAGATAGTCGAGTTTAATAGTTGGCACCTCAACTAAGCCCAACTTTCTAGCCGCTAAAACTCGACCATGCCCCGCAATAATGCCGCCCGTTTCATCAATCAGAACGGGGTTAGTAAATCCAAATTCTTTAATACTGGCGGCTATTTGCGCGACTTGATCGCTTGAGTGAGTACGCGCATTGCGCGCATAAGGTATTAGCGTTTCAAGATCCACGCTTTCAATCTGTATTTTCTTTAGCATTTGTTCCTATTTCCTTAAATTAGACGATCCGAACTGGTAGTTTCAGCGCACGCACACTATAAATAACGCGGGATAAATTCCCCCACGGCATATACCCCCCTAGAAAGTACCTTTTATGGGGGGGGTGTGTACTGTGTCATTCATTTAGTTATTAATTGCGACACCTTGTTGAGTCATGATCGACTTAACAAGACCACTGTGGCGTTGCTTGCATAGGTGATAGAGTCTTGCTGTATCAATATGATTACTCAGCAACGTTGATTGCTTCCCATCATCAAGAATAGGTAAGGGTTCGCAAGGCTCTTGCAGTAAGGGGCTAACATAGATGCTAGGGTGAGGCTGTACCACTGTTGCTGGCGTTCCATAACTGCACGAAGTTAGCACTAGCACTACACTCAGCCCTATCAGGGTTCTCATTAACATATTTAATCACCGTTTTAGTAATGGTCTTAAAAGTACGCTCGACTCCATCCCGTGCGCCTATCTCTTTAGCTCCCGCATCGATTGACACTAAAGCATTGCTTCTATCTATCTCCATAGCCCGCTTAACCGCTTCAGCCGCCGCCCTGTCTCTATCACTTAGTATTTGCTCATACTGGACAGTAAGCCTGTTGCGCTCATTCACTACCCCAAAATGATAAACAGCCGCGAGAATGACCCCCACGACTGTTAAAATAAGTAACTGAGGCAAGAACCTCTTTAATAATTCAATACTCAACTATTCGACTCCGGTAATTTCTTAGATAGCCAAACCTCAAGTTGCATAATGACTCGACTGCCCATGTGTCCAGAAACACCCACCATAGCGGCTGTTACCAATGGCGCCATATCAGCGGCTTCACACAGCCAAAATGTCAAAACACCAGCAAAGCCAGCGGTGACTATTTCGCCGATTAATTCCGTTATATTGACGAGCTTAGCGTTGCCTTCGCGCACTTTCCGCATAAAGCTAACAAAGCCACCAACAGTTGATAAACCAATCACCCACGCGTAAGTGATTAATGAATAAGTAGTCGGATCTTTTTCAGGCATGGGGGTAAGTTTTATGTGGTAGTTGAAAATGCGGTCCATCTTTAAAAGTGATCCAATCGCCGCCCCATTCAATCAAAATATTTAATTCATGAGCCGCTTTTTTCATCGCATCCGATAGCTTGTAATAATATTCCCAATCCCACGATACTTTCCCATCAACCAGCGCGGCAAGATCCACAGCATGCCCAGTAATATGTCTTGAGTTCATCGTCTGACTTGCGCCCTTAGCGACTAACTGCTTTTGCCTCTCAACCAATCTAAGCCCCTCAGTAACGGTAAAATCTATCTCAGAAATAGTAATTGCTTTTTTAACCACGCTTACCAGATCCGGATGAACTCCATCGAGTCGAGCAAGTGATGTTTTACCAAGTACAAAAGTCATAATTTATAAATTCCAAGATTGAACGTAAGTTAATTGTTAAGCTAAACGCCGCGCGCTTCCTCTTGCGCAAATTCCTTTGCTATATTGGCTACCGTTTTTTTGCTAACGCTCATTAATTCCGCAATAAATTCTGGTAACTGCCCATCATTGAGCATTTCAGCAA